GAAGTCATCAGCAAACCACATGCTTCAGCTATTAACCTATATGAAGTTAAAGAATGCTAAAGAGGGGTTTTTTCTATATGAAAACAAGAACACCCAAGAGATATTAATTATTCCAATCTCAATGAATGAAAAGAACAAAGCAATAATTGAAGAAGCTTTTGCATGGATGGAGCAAGTCTGGGATAACTTTAAAAATGGAGAACTTCCAATAAGGCCACCAGGATCTACAAAGTCTAAGATGCCTTGCACATATTGCCCAGTTAAAAAAGCTTGCTATGACAAGTCTGGTCCAGTAGGCACAGTTGAAATAGATTTATACAGGGTGCCTAAAATATGATTTGTGCCAACACCGAATGCGCCAAAGAGTTTGATTCAAAAACACATAATCAAAAGTATTGTTCTGACGAATGTTGCCGAGTTGCAACTAATAAAAGAATTATGCAAAAGTATTATGAGAAAAAGGCTATCAAAAAGGGCGCAGTAAGACTTTGCAAGAAATGTAAATCGCAGCTAAGCAGATATAATTCAGATAACATTTGCTCTTCATGTCTAAAAGAGACTAACTCCAAGGCCAGAAAGTTATTACAGGACATCCTCGATGAAATTAGCTAGCCTTGTAAAAACAAAAGCAAATAGGGTTTTGGGCATAGATGCTTCAACAAACTCTATAGCCTTTTGTTTAATGGAAGGCGATGTACCTCTTAAGTGGGGTAAGATCAACCTAGTCGGTGAAGACATATATGAAAAAATTTACGATGCAAAAAATAAAATGGCAATGATGTTAGATGAGCTTAAGAGTGATTATATAGTAGTTGAAGGTGCCATACTTGTCAGATCACCTGATGCTGTGATAAAATTATCATATGTCTATGGAGTTGTTATTGCTGAACTAATGTCTACTGGCGCTAAAGTTATTACTATTAGTCCATCCGCATGGCAGGCGTACATTGGCAACAAGAATCCGACAAAAGATGAAAAGTCTGCAATAAGGTTGGCAAACCCAGGGTATGCAGACTCATGGTACAAAAATCAATTAAGAAATATGCGTAAGCAAAGAACTGTAGACTACTTTAATAAAAAGTATTCCCTACAGATTTCAGATTTTGATGTTGCAGATAGCTTTGGCATAGCACACTACAGCAACCAGGTGCTTACAAAAAGATGAAATTATATCAAAGTAAAGATTGGCTGTATAGAAAATATATCGTTCAAAAGAAAACTGTTACTGAAATAGGAAAAGAATGCGGGGTCTCTGCTATGACCATACAGAGATATTTACAAGAATTTGGGTTGGTTAGAAAAAAATGAAAGATTTTTGGGATGCTCTTACTGGGCAAAAAGGCGTAGATTATTTTACTGAGCTAAACAAAACCTCTGTATACAATGAAGTTATTGATGCAATGAGAGAAGGAAAATCTGCTCTTGAATTTGGTGCGGGAGTTGGAAGAAACCTAGACTCTATTCTTCAGACATTCAACCATGTAACAGCATACGATATACCCAATGTTGTAGATCTTGTAGACAACTTTGATGGACTATTTGATAAAACTAGGGTAACATACACATCTGACTGGGATAGCTTAAAGACAAAAAAGTTTGATGCGATACTTGCTCTTTCTGTACTAGACCATATCGAAGAAGAGTACCTAGTTCCATACCTAGAAGATATTATTAATATGTCAAACAGATTTGTTGTTCATGGACGCAGACTCATGGATGATGGAAATAAAGATATCTTGACAATTCTCGAAAGATATTTTATCATTGACATACTAACTACAAATACTGATCTAAACAATAATGAGCAGTTCATTGCAGTATTAAAGCCAAAGGAATAAAATGACAGATTATCCAAACAAGGCTGGCGGATACCAGGCTTGGATAACAGACCTACAGCTAATAGCAACAGATGCTCCTTCTGGACATAAGATAATTGTAGAGTGCTTAGAGATGGCAGAAATGCTAATTAAAAAAAATGTGTCGTATGGAAACTCTGCTCTTGATCCAATCCGTATATTTTCAAAGGCGGATTCAACAGAGCAGATTAGAGTTCGTATTGATGATAAGCTAAATAGGATTCAAAATGATCAAGCTTTTCCAGGAGATAATGACATCGATGATTTAATTGGATATCTGATTCTTCTTAAAATTGCCAATAAGTCTTAGTCAACTAAAACATGGTATAATTTATATATGAGCGAATTAGAGCCTGCCGTACACTTTGACAGAATGAACAAGGTTGTTCAGGAATTATTAAAGGGTAACTCGGCAACACAAATAGCAACACTTACTGGATTCTCTAGAAAAGAGGTTCTTGAGTATGTTGATGAATGGAAGTCCGTGGTCCATAATGATACCAACTTAAGAGACCGTGCAAGAGAGGCAATATCTGGTGCCGATGAGCATTATGCAATGTTAATTAAAGAAGCCTGGAAAACAGTAGAAGATGCCGATACACAGGGACAGCTCAGTGTAAAGGCTGGCGCCCTTAAGTTAATTGCAGACATTGAGACAAAAAGAATAGCAATGCTACAGTCAGTCGGAGTTCTTGAGAATACTCAGATTGCATCTCAAATTGCCGAAACTGAAAGAAAGCAAGACATCCTTGTTGGAATCCTAAAAGAAGTGACTGCTGGGTGCCCTAAATGCAAGCTAGATGTTGCAAAAAGATTATCTCAGATAACAGGTATTGTTGAGAGTGTTCTGATTCATGAGTCAGATGCTGTCTAATACATTTCCATTTTCTGCAAGCGTAGACAATTTTAAAAAATTAAGTGATGGCATATGGGTATATAAAAAATTTATTTCTGATCAGGATTGTGATTCTATTACTGGTGTTGCAAGTAGCATCCCAGACAACATGTGGTTTGAAAGAGATTGGTATAAATCTACTAAGAAACAAATAAGCCACTTACTCCCAGTTCACAACCATTTAAAATCTATTTTAAAAAAAGATTTTTATCTTGGAGAAAATCTTAGCCTTGTAAAATTTATAAAAGGTCAGACATGGAATCTTCATAAAGATAACCACGACTCAATTCATTTGTTTGAAGCTAACTTAAGTGTAAAAGAGGGCGATACCGTATACCCAGCTGAATATACTACCCATGGCGTTATATTTTATTTTAATGATTATGATGGCGCAGAGATATCATACCCAGAGATTGGAATGCAATACAAGCCAGAAAAGGGTGATATGCTAATTCATAGATCAGACATATCTCATGAGGTGCTGGCCTTAGAAAGCGATATAAGATATACACACTCTAATAAAATTTTTGTATATATTGATGTCCCATTGGGTGTAAAATGAGCTTTGATTTTTCTGACCTAATAGATATTCTGGACGGCGAAGAGTTTGAAGAAAAGCCAGTAGATTTAAGGACATTTGTAAATGATCCAAACTACTTGGGGTTGCCGCCTCTATCAGAGTATCAATACACTTTAATTGAAAAAAGCTCTCAGATTTATAAAGAGTCCACGCTAAAAAAATTATTTGGCGAAGAAGAAGGTGCCACTAGATTTAAACAAACTGCTAATGAAGTTGTAGCACAGCTAGGCAAAGGCTCTGGAAAAGATTATTGCTCAACAATTGCTGTAGCTTACATAGTTTATTTACTACTATGTTTAAAAGACCCAGCAACATATTATGGCAAGCCTCCTGGTGACTCGATTGATATTATTAATATTGCTATAAACTCGCAGCAAGCAAGCAATGTGTTTTTTAAAGGCTTTAGAAGCCGCATAGACAAGTCTCCATGGTTTGTTGGTAAATACTATGCAAAGGCATCTGAAATCCAGTTTGACAAGGCAATCACAGTTCACTCTGGGCACTCGGAAAGAGAGGCGTGGGAAGGATACAATGTTATAGTTGTTATTCTTGACGAGATATCTGGATTTGCAATTGAAAATACAACTGGCCATGATCAAGCAAAAACTGGTAGTGCAGTTTATGACATGTACAGAGCATCAGTTGACTCACGATTCCCAGATTTTGGCAAGGTTATATTACTCTCATTTCCTAGATTTAAGAATGATTATATTCAACAAAGATATGATGCTGTAATTGGTGAAAAGGAAACTGTAATAAGGGAACATAAGTTTAAAATGTATGAAGAGATTCCTGATGGGACGGATGGCAATGAGTTTGAAATACAGTGGGAAGAAGACCATATCATATCTTACAAGATACCTAAAGTATATGCTATTAAGCGCCCGACTTGGGAGATCAACCCAGTTAGAAAAATTGATGACTTTAAGACAGCCTTCTATACAAACCCAACAGACGCTTTATCAAGATTTGCTTGCATGCCACCTGACGCAGTTGATGCATTTTTTAAATCAAGAGAAAAAGTAGAAAAAGCTTTTAGCGTAGGACAAATAGCAGTAGATACATTTGGAAGACTAGAGGAGTGGTTTCTCCCAGACCCAGATAAAAAATATTATATCCACGTAGACTTAGCGCAGAAGCATGACCATTGTGCCGTTACTATGGCACACGTTAATAGGTGGGTCAATGTTAAAGTAACAGACACATATTCACAGCCTGCTCCAATTGTGGAGATTGACGCTGTTAGATACTGGACCCCGACCCCAGATAAATCTGTAGATTTTACTGAAGTAAAAGACTATATTCTGTCTCTTAAAACAAGGGGATTCAATATAGCAGTATGTACCTTTGACAGATGGAACTCTCATGATATGATGCAACAACTAAAACAATATGGCATCAATACAGAGATTCTGTCTGTCGCTAAAAAACATTATGATGATATGGCCATGATCGTTGCGGAAGAAAGATTGATTGGCCCACATATACCTTTGCTTATTGACGAACTCTGCCAGCTTAGAATTATGAGAGACAGGGTGGACCACCCAAGAAAAGGCTCTAAGGACTTAGCAGATGCTACATGTGGCGCTATATTTAATTCAATAAGCAGAACAAAGTTTGATAACAATCAAGAGATAAATATACATACATATGAATCAATGAGTTACGACAATGATTTTGGATCAAAAGATGATCCTGAAACAACAAGTTATAATATGATTAGGGCGCCAAGAATGCCTGAAGACTTAAGAGAAGCAATGGACAGGATGCAAATAATATGAGCGAATACCAAGAAAAAGCAAAAGAATGTAAGTGCTGCAGCAAGCATGTTCCGCTACCAACCGTACTTAGGGAGTATAATGGAACTGTAGTGTGCCCAACAACATTTTCAAATATTGTTGAGTATAAAAGACTCTGGGAGTCTTTTGGATCAAGACCAATGGGATCAATTAGAAAACATTTTTCTGAGTACGTACAGCAAATAGTCGAACAATCTATTGACAAGAATTAAGTATATTAGGTATACTTTCAACTAGGCAACAGTAGCTTAGTTGGTTAAAGCCCCGAACTCATAATTCGGTAATCGTAGGTTCAAGTCCTACCTGTTGCACAAGGGGGTAACATGTTTGAAGATTATGATGAAGAAGAGATAATGTTAAAAATTCAACATTATCTAGATATTGGTGCAATAAGAGTTGCGGGCTTTACAAAAGATGGAGAAGCTATCTTTGAATTAAATGAAGATGTTACCCCATTGC